CAGGTCCCAGAGCATTATATGCCTCAGTTGCAAATGTGTATGGAGATATTAAATTTGGAATCGGCAGATTTTATCCAATACAAACCCGCAGCCACGAATTGGCCAAAGCCAGAGGAGTTTGACGTGGTTCATGTCAAGCGGGATCGTGAATGGTGGGCGACGTATTTTCCCGTGATGAAGGAATTTTGGGATAAAGTTTTATATTTCAGGGAACATATCGACGAACTTCCTAAACCCAAAGAGAAGAAAAAACGTGTATTAAAAGAGAAGGTACATGTTTGTGAAGTAGCGTCTGACCCAGACGATAATTATTGTAGTGAATAATAAGTTATGTACGCACCGGCCATATGTAGGGTATTTAAATTATCCAGGGTCGTTGCGAAGCGTGTAATACATTTACAAAGAACTCGTTCTAGAAATATGGTAACGCGTATAGTTCCTTATGTGGTTGAATTTACAAACGAACGAAATATTTCTATCGAACATATCCACGCCATGTTCAATATGATGATGGAAACCGAAGCCATAACCATAGTGTTTCGCGTTTTTACGATTTTGGCTTCTTTGAAAAAATTTACACCTAAGTGAACCTTACAAATTACTTTTTTCAAGTAAAGATGTCTAAGTATGAATTACACACATCACTTTACAGCCCTCATCAAGAAGATGGTGTAAAGTGGATGAATCAAATGGAAAATCAACTGAACGGTCCCAAGGGTGGATTTTTATGTGATGAAATGGGTTTAGGAAAGACCGTACAAATCATCGCCACTATACTAAAAAATCCTAAGCAACATACCCTTATTGTTGTTCCAAAAACACTCGTTCTACAGTGGAAGAGTGAGATAAAAAAGTTCGCACCGGGATTGGATGTTCTCGTGTACGATGGAAAAAATAAAACAAATGACACGAACGGTATATCTCTTTATGATATCGTCGTAACGTCTTACCCCACGGTGTGTAGCAAGGCGTCTACGCTTCATTCATTGACGTGGGATAGAATCGTATTGGACGAGGCTCACGAGATACGAAATCGAAAAACGCAAACGTTTAAAAAAATTAACGCACTGAAATCTTCTATTCGTTGGATCGTAACTGGTACTCCGGTGTTCAATTCCATGGAAGATTTCGTGTCTTTATGTGAATTTGTTGGGTTTTCGAAGAACACGGTTCAAGCTATGCATGATAAGATAAAGGATATATACATTCTCCGAAGAACCAAAGCTGATGGACATATTTCTTTACCGTTTTGTCACTTTGAAAATGTGGAATTGGATATGTTTGACGAAGAAAGAAAATTATACGAATGCGCATTCGCGGAGGCTCAAGATTCGATCACACAGGTTATGCGAGAGAGTATTTCTCTCCACAGGCGTAACATGCACATGTTGGAGTGTTTGTTACGTATGCGACAATTGATGCGATGGCCACAGCTTTATTTCGATGGAGTTGCAAAATCTGGTGAGCAAATACCTGAAATATGGACTCATTCTACACATAAAATGAGTCGATTGTTTCAAGAACTTGCGTCACACCCCACAGAAAAGGCGGTAATATTTTGCACCTTCAAAGGTGAACTCGATTATATCGAAAAACACTTAGCGTGTCCTACCTTCAGGATAGATGGCAACGTCGAAAAAGATGAGCGTCAACGACAGGTTGAGTTGTTTGATAATGCTCCAGATAACAGTGTCATGTTGGCGCAAATTAAATGTGGTGGAGTTGGTTTAAATATTCAATGCGCGACGCGTGTTTACATAATGGCACCTTCATGGAATCCTGCGACAGAACTTCAAGCTATTGGTAGATGTCACAGATCTGGTCAAATCAATGATGTTTTTGTGAAAAAGTTGGTCTATAAGGATACACCCATTGCCAGGAGCGTTGAATTGGCTATGATGTCTCTCCAGGGACACAAATCTATTTTGTGCGCGGACGTTTTAAACGATAAACGTGTAGAAAATCAAATTCCAATCAGACAGGAAAAAACTATGGATGCTATCAGAAAAATTTTCCGCGCTTAATATAAAATGTATACGGTAACAGAAGGTTCTCGCGCGGAGGTATTTCACGGTACCGCCAAACACACTCCCGGAGGTCTCGTCAAGGGTGATCTCGTCCAGGACAAGTACGGTAATATCAAAAGCAAGGCTGCCGTTGCTGCTGCCAAGAAGCGTATGAAGGAGGAGGGTGCTAAGGCTATGGTTAAGGTTTTCAAGCCCGCCAAGAAGGGTGACTTCAAGCTCGCGCCCAAGAAGGGTACCAAGAAGTACAAGACCCTCATCAAAAAAATGTAAATGTATTACAAGAATGACCCTTTCTAAGTGGGACACAGCGGTTCGCATAGCTAAGATAAAATTAAACATAGATCCCAGCAGTTTCACCGTGGTGAAAGGTAAACTGTTGAGAGAGGCACAGATGATTTATCATTTTTTAATATCAGAGGAATACTCTACAAAATAAATTGAAATCCCTTTAGTTGTTGTGGTTCATGTACGACGAGTTGGTGCAGTTTCCATGTCACACCGAACTTCTTGTTCAAGAAATAGACGCTATTCATTTCTGCGATAGCTACACCCGAATTCCTTGAATACAGTTTGTTTTCCACCTTACAATTTATACTTTTTTTCTCACTATCGAAAATTCCTGCTTTTATGTCCCCGTCGGTTGATGTATCTACACGAACCCTAAATTTAGGTTCTCTATCTGGGGAATGTTTTATGTTTGAGTTGAACATGGGTAGAAGTTCATCTACACTCATGTGTTTACCGAAAATATCAACGCTTTGTGCACTCACGGCTTCAACGATTCGTTTTTCAGCTTCTTGTATAGTTTCGTAGAATTTTCTAACGTAATTTCCTTCTTCGTCGTATCCCTTCATGGAAAAATCGAGATTCCATTTAGTGGCTCCAACTTGGGGCTCGAATCCGGAAATACCGAATGGCATATACATACGAGGAGTTTGAATTCGTACGTTCTTTCCGTCTTTATTACTCAAAGATATTTTACGACCGTCATAACTTAGTATTTCTAAATTGTCTAACAGCGTATGAAATTTTGCCATTTAAATTTAAATGAACTGTTACCTTTAAGCTGAACACGATGTACACTCAGCTTCTAAACTAAATTGGATTGGTCGAGCTTTTGCTTTACTTCGCAAGTAATACATACCGGTCTTGAGCCCCGCTTTCCAACTATACATGTGAACGGAAGAAAGTTTTGAAAGTGTCGGAGACTCTAAAAAGATATTCATAGATTGTGATTGATCCGTAAAGCGACCCCTGTCTGCCGCCATATCGATAATGCACTTTTGGCTAATTTCCCAAACAGTTTTATAAAGATTTTTAATATCATCAGGTATGTCAGTTATATTCTGTATACTCCCACCAGCTTTAACCATCAAGTCTTTCATATTTTTTGACCAAAGACCTATTTTTTTGAGATCGTCGACCAGATGTTTGTTAACAACAACGAATTCGCCTGCGAGGGTACGTCTCAGGTAAATGTTTGTGGTATAGGGTTCGAAGCATTCGTTATTACCAAGGATTTGAGCTGTCGAAGCCGTTGGCATCGGAGCCATCAAAAGAGAATTGCGAAGTCCCTTGGTTTTTATACGTTCACGCATAGCGTCCCAATCGTATCTTCCACTAAATTTGGTTTCACCTTCCCACATGTCGGGCTGAAGAATACCTTGGGATGCGGGGCTTCCTTCAAAACTCTCATACGAACCATCAACCTCCGCGAGTTCAGATGAAGCTTCTAAGGCTGCGTGATACATAGTTTCAAATATGTGTGCATTCATTGTTCTAGAATCTTCGCAGTCAAATGGGAGACCACACATGATGAATACATCGGCCAAACCCTGTACTCCTAAACCAATGGGTCGATGTCGCATATTAGAACGACGAGCCGTTTCTACAGGATAATAATTACGGTCAATTACGCGATTTAAATTTTTCGTGACGATTTTCGTTACTTCATGAAGCTTTTGATAGTCGAATGTCTTGAGTTCTTTGTTTACGTACTTTGGAAGTGCGATTGAAGCAAGATTGCACACGGCCGTTTCATCTTTGTCCGTATATTCTAGAATTTCCGTACAAAGGTTAGAGCTTTTTATAACCCCTAAATTCTTTTGGTTAGATTTACGATTGCAGCTATCCTTATAGAGCATATATGGTGTTCCAGTTTCAGTTTGACTTTTAATGATAGCCTTCCACACTTCCGCAGCTGGAATGGTTGCGTTAGCTAGACCCGCTTCTTCGTATTCGGTGTATAGTTTTTCGAACTCTTCACCGTATACATCGGAAAGTCCCTTAGCCTTATCGGGACAGAAAAGAGACCAATTACCTCCTTCTTCGACCCGTTTCATAAACAAGTCTGGTATCCACATCGCAGTAAATAAATCCCTACAGCGAGCTTCCTCGTCACCCTGATTTAATCGAAGTTCCAAAAAATCCATCACGTCCGCGTGCCAGGGTTCGAGGTACAGAGCGAACGACCCCTTTCTCCGCCCCGCTTGGTTAACATATCTTGCTGTGGCGTTAAAAACACGTAGCATAGGAATTATACCATCACTCTGGCCATTAGTTCCTCTAATCCTTGATTTGTTAGCTCTTATATCGTGAATATGGAGACCGATGCCACCAGCCCACTTGGAAATCTGTGCACATTCAGTTAGAGTTCCATATATACCGTTAATGGAGTCCTCTTTGCTCGCGATAAGGAAGCAGCTAGACATCTGAGGTCTCGGAGTACCCGCGTTGAAGAGAGTAGGGGTGGCGTGTATAAACATGCCTTGACTCATTTTATCATACGTTTCAAGTACAGCTGGAATATCCTTACCATGAATACCTATGGCGACACGCATAAACATGTATTGGGGAGTTTCCATGAGCTTTCCTTCATATTTCTGAAGGTAACTCTTTTCGAGTGTCTTTAATCCAAAATATCCAAAATCGAAGTCACGGTTAGACACGATATTATCTTTTACTTGTTGCGCTACTTCCGCTACTTCTTCGGTGACTACACCCGCCTTACATAACTTTTTCATCGCGATATGGAAATTGTTTGGGGCTATTTTTTGTATGTTACTGGCTATAATGCGAGTGGCTAATATTTCATAATCTGGATCACTTGTGATCATACCGACGCAAATTTCAGCGGACAATGTATCTATTTCGTGGGTGGTTATATTATCATACATAGATGAGAAAACCTGCTGAGCAATCATAGAGGCGTCTACGCCATCCGAAATATCATGTGGATCATGGGTTAGTTTGGAGATCCTGTTGGTGACCTTATCAAATTTTACGTCTTCAACACGACCGGACCGTTTAATAACTCGCATACTAATGGTATTACAATTTTATTTTTTAATTAACACTTGAAGTCCTCGCTGCGAACGGTGACAGTTCCAACGGTTTCCATGTACCTATTGGGGGAAAGAAAGGAAGTGTTCACGTGGAAAGGACCTTCAACGCCGGGCTTGGATACTGGAGGGTAAGACGCGATGAAACAATCGGGAGCCTTGCATATGGGTTTTTCTTGGTTGCAGGGTTTTGTGTTGTAAGCTTCGTCAAAGTCAGCGATGTTTAACATTTAATATTTACATAGACTTTTTTTCCTGGACTATATTAAATGTGTGACAGGCTTAATTTAAATTCTATACAACAAACACAGACTCCCCTGAATACATTATTTTTTTCCGAGTTCAACATGAACATTCTTCAGCGTGCTATACGTCAGAAGTTTAAAGATGACACCGGCGTAGCAATCGACTACCAGAACAGTAATGATCTTTATAGCATCATGAGGGTCGTTTTTATTAATAATGCTGGCGATCATCACACTAAGTTAAACGAACAGGTCAGGTTCATGAACGGTCTCGTCGTCAAGACGGCCCTGTCACAGGTTCGATCGGGTGTGTCACAGTTTATGGGATACATGCGCGATATAGATACCGCGGCACTTCCACCGTCTCTCCCAGCTAACACGAGCACCTTTGGACTTAAGATGGAAAAGAGTGATAAGATTGGTATATAAAGATTTGTTGATATATCTTTGTAAGAATAATGACGTTAAATTATTATAAATCTGAAACTGAAAAGATATGCAAATCAAAAGGATGGGATCGCGCTGAGATAAACACCGTTTGGTTACTTCTTACCGAGGAATTTGGTGAACTAGCTTCGGCTATCAGACAATACAAGAAGACGTTTAAGAAAACGCATATTAAGAAGGAACGGGGCACGGATATAATGATGGAGATGGGGGATGTGTTCAGTTATTTGTTTCAGCTCGCACATATGTTAGATGTCGATTTGGACAAAATGTGGTTGGAACATGGTAAAAAGATGTGTCACAAAAAATATATATCTGCTTAATATAAATGAGTAAGTATATGCTCGACGTCAAAAATACCATGGACGACATCAACCCATTCGCTATTAAAGAGGACTTTTCTATGCCGGGTTCTATAGGCGAGAAGCGTGATTACTTAGATCACAAGGATTCGTCTATGCCTAAAAAGAAGTCGACGTGTGGACAAGCTTCTACAGCAGGCTGGGGTGCTGTAGAAACCTGCAAGGATATAAAAAGCCCGTCCGTTTTGGCTAGACCACTCTTCCCAGGAAAGGATGAAAATGATCTTGGATACGTAGCGACCCCTGATCAGGCACCCAGTAAATCTCGTATGAATTTATCTGGATATTATTTAAAAATTATACTTCTCGTAATTATAATTCTTCTTCTATTTGTTTTAAGACGGTAAATAATACCTCTAGTTTTGTTTGATTCGTGCAACGCGAAATCATATATGGTAACGTACTCTCGCATATAGCTCGAACAAAATTTCTTTGCCAGCGTTTACTCTTATTTATGTATGGTGGATAAAAGGTGTTATCTAAGACCTTAATACTATTCATTATACGTATAATTGAGTTAATATCGTGGTTTTCGCACAGGACATTTTCCAATTCTATCAAATTCATCGCTCTCACGACTTCGATAGTTTTGTCTACGCGTTCGAGTAAGAAATCCTCGTATCTCTTAGAAACACTTTTGGATACATAGTATTCCCACTTTCCGATAGGTTTCGCATCAAAAAGTGCACAACAGTCCATGTATCCTTCGCCGTCCACGTATCTCATGTACTTGAGTTCTATCTTAGATTCCCCAGTTTCTTCATCTTTAAATACGTGGGCTTCCTTAATGAAGGAAGGCATGTTTCTTTTCTGGTGTATATTCGAGTTTTTTCTCTAAATTCTTTAAATCTTCCTCTTTTTTTAATTTAATACCAACACATTCGTGTTTTTCTAGGTGATAACATTTTGTGCAAAATTCCCCTCCACAATATTTACAGTTAATTGGTACGCTTGATTTTTTCTTACACCATTGACACCTCATCTTATTATTTCTGAATTTATTTTTTTAAACCTAAGTCAGCAAAGATTTTACGAAATTGTAAGCATGATGTATTCATCAATTATCAACAATACATTTTCGTATCTTCTTACGTTAGACGACTTTCGAAAGAAGTTTAACGACGATTTCAAACCATCATGGATCAAACTCACGACTATCACGATGGTTTCTTCGTTTTCTAAGCCTTTAAATATCGATAAGATCCGAGAGGTGTTTGGAAAGTCTCCGGTCAGATTACACAAAAATACCACTGAGAGTAAACCTATCGTTTGGTCTTTAAAACCAACAACATTTTACAATCAGATTACTCTCACGTACGAAGATTGTTACAGTATAAAGTCTGTGAAAATCTTTCCAAATGGGAGTATTCAGGTCGCGGGATGTAACGATCTGATTAACTGCAAGCATATCATCGAAAGCCTTGTGTACATATTGAAAACTTTCGATAAGGAAATCATTCCTCCGGTTGATTCTTTCCGCGTGGTCATGATCAATTCCAACTTCAGTATCAACTATAACATAAATCTCATGAAAACTGCCGATCATTTTGAACGGTATTCTGACGTGTTCCGTGTTTCTTTTGAACCAGACAGGTATTCGGCGGTTAAGGTTAAGTTTAAACCGGCGGAGGATATGAAGGAGATCACCGCCAGCATCTTTTCTACTGGGAAGATCATTATTACTGGCGCAGAGACATTGAAAGAAATTGCATTTGGGTATAATATTATAAATCAGCACATATCCGAATGCAAGAGTATTTTGTGTGCCAAGACACCCTCAGAAGATACATTTAATATTTTTTCAGGGTATGACATCGAGAAATCTATCGCGAAGATTCGAGAGTTAAAATTCAACTCGTGGTTAAATACCACTACCAATAGACAAATTAATTTCTAATTGTAATATAAATGTCACAACGTTTAGGAATGGCTGACGGCCGCTGTTTCACAGTCACAAACTCGTCCAAGCTCTATGATTCGTTCATCATGCAGAAGAATGGAATCAAACCCGAAGATAACTACTCGTACCGCCAGCTTCTTCAATCCAAGGGTCCCGACCTTAACAAGGAGGTACAGAACCAGCCCGCCCCTTGCAGTTTATGCGATTCTACAATAAATTTATCAAAAATTTATTGAGTAAAATTTTTAAAATAAAAGTCTGATGTATTTTTACGAATGACAACATGTGCTATTTGTCTTAATCCAGTGAGAGAAACCAGAGCCCATCAACCTCTCAGGTGTGGTCATCTTTTTCACTCTCACTGCATAGAGAACTGGAAAAATAGGGGAAATCAAACATGTCCCGTGTGTCGAAAAATTTTTGATGGTGAAAATTTCAAAGTACAGGTAACTGTACATAACATGTTACACGAAACTTCGAACACGGTGGAGGTAAGTGATCAATTTTTATTTGACGTATTAGACGTATTCTTCGACGTAGATAATCTCGTAGATATGGAAAGTTTACTTCGTGACTTTGGAGTGAGTATGTCCGACCTTGATCCCGCGGTTCTTAACACAGAATGATCCGCAATACTTGTTATAGTTTATGGATTCATATTTGCGACTCGTTCGTCTAGGATCTCTAATAAGTTTTCCAGTAGCACCTGTTATCAGGGGGCCAGTAGCCCACCCTCGTTTATGACTGAAAAAATCAGCTTTAAACGTGATAACCTTCCCGGGTTTCATCGTAGTTGTAGCTCGTTTGATACGAGATACTGGTACTTTAAAAAACCTCGCTATACTTTCGTGAGTATCCCCCGCCTTGATTCTATACTCAGTCTTACTGTGTTGTTTGTAAAAATGGAAGTCGCCGTGACACAGCGTATTTCTCTTTTTGCACTTAGCTACGAATAACATGATTTTGTAATACGAAGGTTTACATTTTTCCATTGCCTTCGATTTATACACCTTTTTAGGATTATCAGAAAGAACCTTTTTTGGTAATTTTCCGCACCCATGATATAAATTTTTACTGTTCATACTCGCGCGTTCACCAGGCTGACTTTTCCAATTTCTGTATTTTTGAAAATCATGAACTGCATACGCGTAGCAGTTATTATTATTTTTACCCACAGGACCTCCCCATCTTCTGGTTGTAAAAATATGTTCGGAACCACTGGTGGGTGGATTCTTCACCATTAATATAAGCTAGGAAAAAAAATATATACAATTAATAAATGATCAAGGAACTTATCAACTCCCGCAAACCTCTCGATGCTGTCACCGAAATTCTTCTTTTTGTACTCGTAATTCTCATCTCCACGTTTATTCTCAGGTACACTTGGAACAATTCTCTGGTAAAACACATCACCGTTCTTAAGAAGATTAACACGTTCCTCGACGCCTTACTTCTTTCTATTTCTCTTTCGGTAATCCGCGGTATCTAAACCTCACGGAAACCGACAACCTTTTCGCCAGTTGAACTGACCATGGTGGGATAGCCATCTATTCCATCGCAGCCACCTTTGCTGCAATCAACAAAGGTGTAGGGTTTGTTCTTCTTTTTCATGTAATCAATCTGCTTACGAGTCCATCCACAGCCCATGGTGCCGTAAACAGTCCACTTGTCACCAGAAGCCTTGGCAGCGGGGGAACCACCCTGAGATCTCGTGAGAGTCCAAAGAATAATAACGTTGAGAATTATCAATAAAGCAAATGCTAATTTATCGTTCATTTATGATATGTGCAGATATTTTTTTGTGTTCATATTATAAATGGACGTAAGGTACGAAGCTTTGATTAGAGGATTCGCTATATTTTTTGCTAACATGTTCACTGTGAGGTGGGCTATAAAGAGTAAGTTAAAGCATGATGAGATATATGTTATATTCATCATACTAGCTGCTATTGCTGTAGCACATTATGTATATAAAAAGTAAACGCCATATAAAGATATGGACGACACGCGTCACGCGGTCGTCGAATCTCCGGATGGAACGGTGGCGATAGCTTTCAATGAAGAGGTTCCTCCACCCCCACCTCCACCTCTTGAAATTATACGATTACGACCGCAACCACCACGTTTTAGATTTTCAATAGAATATCACCCCGTCGTACGTGGTTTAGCGTATATATTTGTAATTTCGGCCGGTATAAATTTGGCTCTTTTTAGGAGACTAATAGATATTATCAATTTTGTGTTGATAGTATCTACGACGGGTGCTCTACACAGTGAACATTCGGGGTCAATAGCTGTTGTAATTCTACACGGTACGTGTGCGGGGCTTATGGTAGTACCACTTTGCGTTCTTCGAATGTGGGGACAAGCTATTTTTCAATTTTCAATATCTATGTTATGTCTCACTGCATTTAATACAGCTAATCAATTAGCTGAGCAAATCCCCAGCTAAGAGATACTTAAGATTCCATAGAATTAAACGGTGTTTTTCACTTTTTATGAGTTTGAGATTGATCGCGTATTTCATGATGAGTTCGTTGTCATCGTTCTCACCACGATCTCCACACGTTCTTATATAATCCGCTACGACATAAATAATAGCGTCTAGAAGTTCTTCTTTTGCCATTTCCATCCACGAGTTCTTTGGTGTTCCCCACGTTGTTGTGTCATCGTCGACTCGGACACCGTGACCATATCTCGCTAGACCCAAATCAAGACGAGCGTTAAGTTCTTTTTTAATGTCCATATACGAATGTATATATTTATTCCTTTAAAATGTTATCTTCTTTGCATACGTGAGACCGGGCGTCTCGCTGTAGGTGGTTTTTTACTACCAGTTTTTTGTTGTTGCGCTCTAGCTAAAATTTGTGCCGCGTTACTTGTTGACATGCTCCGATTATTAGATGGGTTGGATGAGGCTATTGGGGTGGGTTTAACACTTTTCTTTGATAAATTTAGTATTTTGGATGTGTTAGTTACACCCGAAATATACGGATGCCCAAAAAGTTTTTCATACGATAAATTTACATCGTGTACTCTAGAGCCTGCGGGGACCGCCTTTAATCTATGAAGATGTATCATAGAACCCGGTCCTCCACCCATTCCCAAATATTGAGGACCGAGAACGTCTTCGGCAAACTTTTTAAATCCCGGTGTAGTGAGTGATGACGCACTATATAAAGCGTTTAAGAAAAAATGGGCGTCATACATGTAATGATTTCCTCTATATATACCGTACATAGATCTAAATGTATCATTCTGGGCTTTATTAAGTTCCGGATTACGTATTCCGTTTGCCGTTGATAACCCGTAATCGATTATTCTTATTTCACCCTTTTTGGTGATGTAAACATTACCTAAATGAAGATCATTATGTCTAAACGATTTAGATTTAGAATGTACGGCGCGTAATATTGTTAAAACTCGAATTACTATTTGTCTAAGTTTAGGACCATACCCAACATCAAATCTGCGTTTTGGTAAATATTTATCCAATGATTGCCCTTGGAGTAACTCGAAATATAAATGATCGATAACCTTCGCCGAATCCGGGGTTGCACCCTTTTTTACACCAGTTTTTGCTTTGGAACCGTATTTTGTACTTTTAGATGTTTTTGACGAGAGTGGCACGGATTGTGTAGTTAACTGTTTACTCTTTGGTGTCTTCTCGGGTTTAAGATTTTGTAAACATTTGTCGTAACCGTATACTTTAATACCACTTGGCGAAATTTTTCTAAAAAATTTAGCTAAATTTCGTTCGCCGCTTAAATTCGTGTTGGATGTTTTATACGCGATTTTTTTAGAACATTCATCATTTAAACAGGCTTCATACACGGATCCATATTGACCTTCACCTATTTTCTTGATACGTTTAAATATCTTATTTGGTTGACAGGAAGATTTTTTAACAACTTCTTGAATTTCCTTATTCATGACCTGTTATAAACTAATATTATTTTCATAGGAAGGGTGACTTCATATCAAAACGGAAATTATATTAAAATTATAGATGCTATTTACTCTTCGTCGATCTCACACTCCTCCTCGTCACTCTCAGGTGCGACCATGGACTCGACACCTTGGAAAGCAAAGGAGGGAAGCTTCTGGGACTGCTCACAAAGTACCTGGGAAAGGCGCACGCTCACGCCAAATTTATTATCGATAAACCAGATCTGATTGAAGTCCACGATACACATGCATCGCTGACCCTTTTCGATACTGTCCACCGCGAGAGGCTGACGAGACATATCATACGCTTCGGCCAAAAACTCGCCAGAAGGCTTGGTCATGAGCTTAAGCTTGAGCGTGGATGGATAGTCGTCCTTGCCAGGGCGCACAAGCGGCTTGTAGAGAGCCTCCTTTATGACCTCAATATTGTACGGCTTTCCAAGCCATTCCTTGGAGTTTTCAGCAACCACGGAGATGATCTTGCTGTCGAGCTCAGAAAGCTTCTCCATAAGCGCACACGCGTCCTCGTTGTCCTTGTCGAAAGAAAGATCGAGGGAGTATGACGTGCGATTGGTAGCCTCGTCAGTAAAAGCACTCAGGCCGAAAGGTGAGCGCATGAAAGGAAGTTGAAGGTAAAGTTTCTTATTCTCTGGTGCGTTAATGTATACGGTTTTTCCACCGTTCTTATTCTTCTTCATCTTGGAGAGGATGACGGAGGAGGGATCAAAATTTTCATAACGCTGAATGTTGGTGGACATGGTACTTATTATATATCATATACGAGACGAAACTTTAAGTACCTTTTTATAAGATTGAAACTTCATAATTTTTTTTCTAGATATATTTTAAACATACAGAATGGGATTATTCAAAGACTGCGGTTGTGGTTGTGATGGTAAGAAACAAGAGAAGAAATTTCTTATTTCCATTATGGCCGCTTTATTATTTTTTATAATCGCGAACCCCAGCACATTTAGGGTCATGCGATCTATCTTAGGTAAGTGGGTGTCTAGCCCCACGGGTTGTCCTTCCACGGGCGGACTCGCTCTTCACACCATTGTATACATGCTGATTACATGGGGTCTCATGAACATCCGTGTAGAGGGGTATGAGATTATGACCGGTGAGATGGCACCCTCGGCTAAGCCTCCTCCTATGCCTAAGAAGAAGTTAGCTGATGTTGACTTCGATAAGGTTCCCGTCGAGGAAATTGATATTAATGAGTTTGAACTCAGCGAGGAAGGTGGTCCTCCTCCGGAGATGATGATGGGTCCTTCCCCTAGGAAGCCTCCTCCTATGATGAAGAAGGCGCCTGCTCCCAGGATGGCTGACACGCCTACTCCTACTCCCGGTAAATTCGATGATATTGTCGGATTCAGCGACAGTGGTGCTATGTTTTCTTCTATGGATATTAACGAGTCTATGGATTTACCCGCACCCCTTAAGAATGGTTCTTCTGGTAAAGGAGCTGTAACTTGCAGCTGCTCCAACGGTAATAAGGTAGTTATTACTCCTTAAAAATCTTCGTCGAAAGCGAGTTCGGTAGTTTCGTCGATTTTACCGTAGTCTCCTACCCGTTTTTCAAAAAAATTAGTCTTTCCATCAAGGGATATATTTTCCATAAAATCAAAGGGATTTTGTGTATTCCAGATTTTATTGAACCCCGCTTGTTTTAACATACGGTCAGATACGTATTCGATATAATCCGACATTTTATCGGAATTCATACCAATTAGGCTGCACGGTAAAGCTTCGATTATGAACGATTTTTCAATTTCCACTGCCTCGCGAACTATCTCATACACGATATCTTGGCTAGGTTTATTTTTCAGCATTTTGAATAATTCTATCGCGAATTCTAAATGTAAACCTTCATCACGACTAATTAGTTCGTTACTAAAGCAAAGTCCGGGCATTAAACCACGTTTCTTGAGCCAGAAAATTGCACAGAAACTACCCGAAAAGAATATACCTTCAACACACGCGAACGCCAGGAGACGTTCGGCGAATGGTCTAGAAGTATCAAACCACTTCATAGCCCATTCGGCTTTTTTCTTAATAGGATCAATCAGCGTGATAGCTTCAAAAAGACGTTTCTTCTCGGTACTATCACGTATATATTTATCAATAAGTTTACTATATGTTTCTCCGTGTACCATCTCGTTGTGACATTGATATGCGTAGAAAGAACGAGCTTCAGTAATTTGAACCTCGTCAGCAAAATTATTATTTATATTTTCAAAAACAATACCATCCGAACCAGCAAAAAATGCTAAAATGTACTTAATAAAATGTTGTTCATTTTCGCTCAATGATTTCCAATCTTCCATGTCAGACGACACATCTACTTCTTCGGCGGTCCAATTTGACATTTGTGCCTTTTTATATAAGGACCATAGGTGCTCATATTCTATAGGAAATATAGTGAATCTGTTCATAGTTGGTAAAAGTATCGGTTCGGCTTCTTCTATGAATTCTTCGAAAGCAAAATAGTCGCCTACGTGAGAACCGTTAACAAAAACCTGCGGATACGTGGATGCCGTGGCTCCACAGCGATCCTTCAGCACAGCTTTATCGACGTGCGACTTTGTGTATTCCAGATTTAGATTTTTGCACATGTTTTCAGCGTAATCGCAGTATTTACAGTCCGCTTTCGAAAGAATTTCAACCCCCATCGTGTGTTAATAGCTGTTAATATTTTTTGTCAGAAATCTTTAGATATGATTGTATTTTCTGAAATTCGCCCTGGAGATTTAATCAAGGTTCTTGTCGTTGTGGATGATGTAGAAGATGAACTGTATGCGAACGTAGAGGAAAATCGTGAAGATTATTTGATAGTAAAGTATTATTCTGAGTCGTCGTTAGTGTATAAAAATGCTTCGGTATATCTATTGGAAGACGAAGAAAGTTTGTTACGCGAAGATAGTTTACTTGAGCATCACGAGTTTGGTGGATCGTTATTTAGTCACGTGAAGGATAACATGTACGTATTACTCGAAGAAGTGGATATACAAGACGATAATTCTGAGATATATGACGAATCTGAAGACGAGGGTAGTGATCTCGGGTCCTTTATAGTATCTGATACCGATATAGATGGGGATATGAGCTTACCACCTGACCACGCTCTAATCGACAGGGCGTGGAATGAATGGGAACCTTCTAGTCCGGGATCCAGGCGTTATAAGGAAATGGTGGAGCGAATTGAAGAGCGTGCGAAGTTTCAGATGGATGAAATAAATTTTTAAGAACCTAAGTGCGCTAATTTTTAGAATAAATTTAATAACACACGGTAATGGACCCCGAAACATTGACTACTATATGGTCTCACGTAGACCGACTGAAATCTAAACCAACATTAAAGTCATGTGATACAAATAATTTATTTTGTGGAAGTTGTTCAGGAATGAAAATACTTACGAGAGAGGGGATGGTGTGTTCAGAATGCGGTTTAATGGACTCTATTTATATTGACGAGACGGCTGAATGGACGAGTGGTGTTTCAGACGATGGTCGCGTTAATGATCCTTCTCGGTGTATGGTTCCAACATCGAATCACGAACTATTTTCGGAGTCTTGGGGGAAGAACACGATGATTTCTACTAAAAATGCGTCGACGTACGAGAATAAACGTATGGCTAAGATTAACTTTCACAATTCGATGAATCACAAGGATCGGTCTCTATTCCATGCGTATCGAGATATAGATGAAGCCTGTCGTGATTTGCCAGAAAGTATCTTAAAAGATGCGAAAACTTTTTACAAAAAATTTAATGAATCTAAACTTACGCGCGGTGCGGTTCGGTCGGGTATAAAAGCAAACTGCGTTTTATACGCATGCAGAATTGCGCAAGTTCCGCGTACGACAAAGGATATTGCTGTGATGTTTGGTATACAACCAAAGGACATAAGTCGAACAACTCAATTGTTCACAGAGACGGTTCAAAATGAATCTACGGACAAGAATTATGTAACCAAGCCGTACAATGTCATGCAAAGATTGTTGAATTCATTTGATGTATCTCGTGAAGAGAGATACGCGTGCAATAAAATGTGCGGACAACTCGAAGATTGTGTTGATCTTATGAGTAAGTCGCCAAATAGTGTGGCTACGGCTATCATATACATAGTTTTGGAAAAGAAGGTTTCTAAGACGGAAATTTCGGAGAAGTGTTCGGTGTCTATACCGACACTTAATAAAATTTTAGTTATAGTAAAACGCCATTTAGAGGATAAGATGTAATACATGTATATGAAGTTATTTTTAAGCACCCCATGTTATGGGGGTTTGTGTCTCGAGAAATACGTTTCTAGTATAGTTAGACTCCAAATGGAATTGATGAAAGAGGGTATTCAGTTGATGTTAGATACCACCGAGAATGAAAGTTTGGTACACCGCGCTCGTAACGTATCCGTTGGACGTTTTTTACAAAAAACAGACGCAGATCGCTTCATGTTTATAGATGCGGATGTTGAGTTCGATGCCGCATCTGTAGTTCGTCTCGTTAAATCTAATCACGATGTTTCGGTAGCTGTATATCCTAAAAAGGTTGTTATGTGGGACAATGTAAAGAAGGGTATAGAGGAAGGTGACACCCGAAATATGGGATTGTTGTCTTCGAGTTTGGTCGTAAATATAGGTGCGACTAAGAGAAGTGTTGTAGATGGATTTGTCGAGGTATTAGATGGTCCCACTGGTTTTATGGTTATTACCCGCGATGCTATGGAACGTATGTGCGAACACTATAAACCTACTCTTCAATGTGTAAATGATCACCAAAATCGCGACTTTGATGAATACTGCGCTATTTTTGATTGTATGATCGATCCCGATAGTAAACGATATTTATCAGAAGATTACGCCTTTTGTCGTCGCTGGCAGCAGATGGGTGGTAAAATATTTGCTGACGTAAACACTACATTGGGTCATGTTGGCAATTTACCGTTTTCGGGATGCTTAAATGAAAGGCTTAAGGCTTAGATGAGTAATACTATTATCATGAAGTTGGCGACTATTATTGTTACCCGATCAAATGCGTGTCATGTTAAAACACTTCATACGGTTTTACGTATGAATATACGTTGTGTACAAAATAACGTATCGAATCAAATAGTATTTGTGAATGACGATCCATTCGAAAAAGCTGATGTCATACACAAAAATTTGAAGACTTCTGATCGACTACTGTTTATTGATTTTGGAAAGTCGTTAGATGATAATTCTTTGGATATGGTAGTAAAGTCTAACGATACGTACGGTGTTGTTGTGTTCCCTGGTGTAAAGGAAGGTATAGATTGGGATATGTTTAAGAAAAAAACGTTGGAAAACTCACAAGAGCCGGTTCATCAAATGGGTCTTCATTTTGATACTCAAGTTGATATGAAAATTGCTGATAACGTGTACAGGGTTGTAAATACATCCTCGGGTACGTGGTGTTTGATGTGCAAACAGATCATCAAAAAGATTCGAGATAACCGAACTGGAACAACGAAAATTCAACCTAAGATGGATGTGATGTTTTCAAGATTTAAGGAATACGGAGTGAAAATTGTCGCGTTCACAGCCGCCCAAGTTACATCGACCTACACTCACGAGTGTTTTGGTAACATAATAAATTCTTCCGGAGTTAAAGCTAATTAAAGATTAACCCTAAAATATTAGATATAATGCAACGTCTATATGTAAAGAAAAATGATCCTCTTTACACATACGCGATTTCGTTCATGGAAAGACATTGGGGTGTGAAGGGATTTTTTCCAGGAAGTCAACCCATATCTATCGAGTTTAAACACTTCGACATCTTGGCTTCCAATCAGTATGTTGTGTGCGAAAAAACGGATGGACTCAGATTCATGTTACTATCCTTCATGTATGAAGGTAGAAAGGTTTCTGTGTTAGTCAATCGTGCGATGGAAATGTTTATATGTCCATTAAATTTTAGAAAACCCATTTACGATGGCACTATCTTGGAAGGAGAGTTATATGAAGATACGTTCATGGTGTATGATTGTTTACTCTCCAAGGGTGAAAATATTGGAAAAAAAGATTTTTTAAGAAGACTGGAGTGCATCGAGCACATCAAGAAAATGTTGACCGTTTTGAAAAACGACCCTATAAAATTTGCTATAAAGACGTTTCATGTACTTTCTGAGTTTGAAGATTTCATGAATAAATACTTACCTACAGTTACACAAAAAATTGATGGGCTCGTGTTCACACCCGTTAATGACCCGGTTAAAATTGGAACACATGAGACTATGTTTAAATGGAAGCCTCGAGATAAAAATACCGTCGATTTCCAGTTTAAACGTAAGGGAGATTTATGGAGGTTATATGTACAAGAAAAAGGAAAGCTTATTTTTGAGTCAGAGGTTCGCGACGAATGGGTCGCCGATATACCTTGGATAGAAGAAAATGCTATAATCGAGTGTCAATATATGTTTAACGATACTCCCATGTGGTGGAAACCGGTAGTAAGGCGATACGATAAGACTTTTCCTAACAGTCGCAGAACGTTTTATCGCACTTTGGTTAATATCAAAGAGGATATCAAGATGGGTGATTTTTTGCGATGTACATGAGGACGTGATGAGAATCTGTAGATGGAATATCCATTTTAGTAATAATATCATCATCTTGTTGAAACCATTCTTTTAATTTAATCATAGATACGTAATGTCCACCCCCTTGATTTCCGTAATGTAAGATGCTTGCGCATAGTTCATAGTTATCAAAATCTTCTATGTTTACATTTACTTTTTTATCGAACGATACAAACAATATCTTTGGATATTCTGATATATACGTTTTCGTAGTTGCAACATTGTGTTTTATTCCATCGTCATCTTCGTAATCATCGAGCGTGTACCATTTTTCCGAAGATGTCACCATTTCTCCTACGGTAGGTTTATCCCCGCTTAAAATTAAAAAACTAAACGGTTCTACCATAGTTTTTGTAGCTGTCGGACATATGGTTAACTGTGTTCGTTTTCCGTATACCAAAGACTTTAATCGTGGATACGATTTCTCTAATATATCTATTACACAGAATAGAGCATCTTGTGCATCGTGTGGATACAGGGACTTAAATCTCGGAAACACTTTTTGAAAAGATGCAAGAAGAGGTTCTATATTTATTTTTAAAAATTTTTCATTTTGAAAATAAATTTTTACGAGTTCTTTATATTTATTGGTAAAATCACAATCTCCCGTGTACTCCGTTTTTAAAATATGCGAAGATAATTCGTGAATACGTAACAATAACTGTATAGCGCTGTTAAAGTAGCACGTGTTCCCGTTATTATAGAATCCATGCATTTATGTTATATATTCAAATAACTTTAATTAGAGATTTGCTTACTATATAAGCTATAAATGTCTCAAGCAATTGGTATCGATTTAGGAACAACGTACTCATGTGTCGGTGTATGGCAAAATGATCGCGTCGAAATTATCGCGAATGATCAGGGTAACCGAACAACCCCTTCTTATGTGGCGTTCACGGATAGTGAACGCTTGATAGGTGACGCGGCAAAAAATCAAACCGCGATGAATCCTACTAATACGGTGTTTGACGCGAAGCGTCTCATAGGCCGCAAGTTTTCCGATTCAAAAGTCCGTGAGGATATTAAGGATTGGTCGTTTAATGTCGTATCGGGTGAAGCCGATAAACCTACGATCGAGGTTAATTTTAAGGGTGAGAAGAAACGTTTCGAGCCCGAGGAAATCTCTTCCATGGTTCTACTCAAGATGAAAGAGGTTGCCGAGATGTATATGGGTACTACCGTCAAGGATGCGGTAGTAACTGTTCCAGCGTATTTTAATGATTCTCAACGTCAAGCTACTAAAGATGCTATGACAATCGCTGGCCTAAACTGTCTTCGTATTATTAATGAACCTACGGCCGCTGCTATTGCGTACGGTCTCGATAAGAATAAAGAGGACGATATGAATGTTCTTATTTTTGATCTTGGGGGTGGTACGTTTGACGTTTCCCTCCTTAACATAGAAGATGGTATCTTTGAGGTCAAGGCTACAGCTGGAGATACACACTTGGGTGGCGAAGATTTTGATGCAAGGCTTCTTCGACACTTTTTAGAAGAGTTTAAGCGAAAGCATAAGAAAGATATATCTGGTAACCCAAAATCCCTTCGACGCCTTCGTACCGCGTGCGAACGTGCGAAACGCACTCTTTCTTCCACGGCTCAGACGGCTATTGAAATAGATTCTTTGTATGAGGGTATCGACTTTTATACCACAATTACTAGAGCTCGCTTTGAGGAACTAAACGCGGATCTTTTTCGAAAGTGTATGCAGCCCGTAGAACAAGTTCTTCGTGACTCAAAGATAGATAAATCGAAGGTTGACGAGATAGTCCTCGTGGGAGGGTCAACGCGTATTCCTAAGATTCAACAGATGCTTTCTGATTTTTTTAATGGTAGGGAGTTGAATAAATCTATCAATCCGGATGAAGCCGTAGCATACGGAGCAGCCGTACAAGCGGCTATCTTATCAGGTGTTGATAATAGCAATGTCCAGGATCTTTTGCTCCTAGACGTTACACCTGTTTCTCTCGGTTTAGAAACCGCGGGAGGTGTCATGACTAAGATCGTCGATAGAAATACCACCATTCCAACCAAGAAAGAGCAGATATTCTCTACTTATTCGGACAATCAAACATCTGTTACCATCCAGGTATATGAAGGTGAGCGTGCTCGTGCTCAAGATAATCACCTACTCGGTAAGTTCGATTTAGGAGGTATTCCTCCGGCACCTCGCGGGGTTCCTCAGATTAACGTGGCGTTTGATATCGACGCGAATGGAATTCTAAACGTCACCGCCGAAGATAAAGCCTCGGGTAAGAGCGAGAAAATTGTCATCACCAACGATAAGGGTCGCCTTTCGAAGGAAGATATTGAACGTATGGTAAATGATGCTGAAAAATACAAGGATGAAGATGACAAGTATCGACAAAAGGTTGAAGCTATTAATAACTTTGAAGCCAACGTCTTTGGTGTTAAGAGTATGACCGAGAAGCTCAGTGACGACAATAAAACGCTCGTAGAAGAAAAGGTAAATGAAGCCATATCTTGGATAGACAATAATCGTTCCGCGGAACTCGATGAAATTGAACACAAGCAGAAAGAATTTAGAGAAGCCGTAGATCCCATTTTAGCTACACCATCACCCGAAAAGGAGGAGCAACCGATGGGTCCTAATATAGAAGAAGTAGATTAACAAACCTAAGTGGCTTAGAGATTTAGTGCATTTTAATATTGATACTATGGACGTTCATAAACTTTGTGACGATTTTTATCCCGAGTTCGAAAAGATCCGCAATGAAGATCACGTCGAAGTCGAGATACGATTAGGAAAATTTAACGGAACCTTTTTTGACACTAATTTGGGTAGAGATACTCACGTTAAGATTCTAAAAGGTTTCGGTAAATACGACGGATGGGAACAGCTCGTACAAACACATGAAGAAGTCTTTTACAGGGAACGTGATAACATGCGAATCACCGTAGATGAAAATACGGGTGACGAAACAATTGTTCGCAAAGAAAGTCTTTTTAAGAAGGATTTCAAGGCTCTCGATTCAGCTCCATATGATCTTCGTATAAGCGTAGCAAAGGAAATTCCCGTTACGGAAGAAATTGAACGAGAGATGGACAAGAAACGAAACAAAGCGAGACTGTCATTCGTTCGTAAAAATTTGTCCATAGATATAACCACGTGTACCGGGGATATCACCGACATGGACGCCGAAGATGTGTGCACGTACCAGGTGGAGTTCGAAATAGTAGATGCCAAAAAGGTGCAAACCAAAGATGACCTATTCAAGATTCTGTATAAGATCCGGGATGTATTTAATTTGTTGACTACTAGTAGATGTTAATCGTTTTATTGGCAATATTACTGTTACTGTCATTTACCACGTGGAACACATACAGCCAAGAAGTGAGTGTTTTACGGTATAAATCGCAGTATTTTCATTTATCTAATGGACAATCCAAGCGAATGTTTGATACGATGAGTAAAGATCCAAAGATAACGCTCGATAGTATAAAAAATTTTGTAATGTTAGAAGATCGCTTGCTTAAATTGGAAAAAACGTCTGTGTGCACGGGTGTATCTCACGAACACGAGGCGTTCGCTTTATCTGATACGATAAAGGAGATGTTTTTAGCATATGATTTTTCGTATCATACCATACACCTCAAACAAGTTGCGGAGCCTAACAAACTCATAAATAGAAGTATAACATGTTAATCAAGTAAAGTAATGAACGTCTATGAATACCCATCGTCATATATTTAACGTTATCGTATATATACATTATTAGTCCCATGTCATCCTTTTGTGGATTCATTTTAATCCATTCTTCTGCGTATTCAGAATTGACAAAATCTTCGGTACACAGATATTTTCTTTCTAATTGTCCCATACCCAAAGATTCTGTATCTCTTTCTTCACGTATGTAGTCGCATATGATGTTAATCATGAGTTCACATATACTTTCGGTAATATTCGGTATCCATGTAGAGGGACCTTCGTCTACATGGAATCCTTTCCGGTGCATTTTTACGTGATCTAAGAGTAGTTCTCTTGGATCATCCATTTATATATACTAAGCTCTATCTTTTAAAGCTGTTCAACTACCGTACCCTTGGGGAATCGTGTCTTCTTGTTTTTGTTATTGTTCTTATTTTTAGGTGAAGCAACGTTCATACCCTTTTCCAGATTCTTAGCGAAGTTGTTGTTTAGTGCGTTAAGTTTATTATCTAATTTTTTCATTCTATCTATTTTCCATGTGCGTACAGTGTTTTTCTTCAATTCGTTGACTTGCATTTTCAAAGGAACACCTGATTTATTCTTCTTTATATTTAACGAGTTGATAAGCTTTTTAAGTTCAGCCACATCATTGTTAATTGATGGCATCACGTTTTTATACTTTGTCATCCACCTTTTACCGTACAATTTAATGAGGTCTTCTTTGATAGCCTTATTAGTTAATCTTCGCTTTTCCATAGTTTTTTTGTTTTTAACAACCTTATTCTCTTGTTTCTTTTTCTGCTTAATCTCCTTCTTTGTCGGAGCTTTGGGTGGTGGCAGGTTTAATTTTCTGCAAATAACATCAACGGTATCGGTATCAGATACAGAAATACCCTTCGCAACAGCTATGGGAACGAGTTGTGCCTTTGTGTATGCGAGGCATGGTTTGTTCTTTACTTTGAAATTACCAAAGACGCGATCCCGTATTTTTTGACATATTTGCTCCCTTGTTGTGGTAGATTTAATATCTACTACCCCAATTTTTTTAGCTACCGCAACCAATTCTTGTTTTGGGTAACTGCTGCACACCTTTTTGCCAACCTTAATCCTATGATCATTGGGAAACTTTTTAGACACCTTTTTAGGTTCTTTGATAGTGTTTCGGGTGTTATATCCTATGTTAGATAAAGACTTATTCGTAACTACCGCTTCCTTGCTTCGCTTCTTAACGGCTGGTAGTTTGAGAGCTGTTGTCTTGGGAGAAATAAACCCCATGACGTATAATTCTTGAGCTAAAGCGACACCCGCGTTATACGCGAGTTGCATATCACTGAGAGAGTCTATCCCTAATATCTGAATGTTACCCGATGTAAACAGTTGGAAAGAATATCCTAGATATTTCATCTTTAACGCGGCGCGAAGTTCCGGTTCGTACTCAGTCTTTCCAGATTTTCTTAACGCGTACGAAACTTTAGATAAACTTATAGCTCCGTTTATTTTAAAAGTTCCTACCGTATTGTTGTACTTAATGGGATTGTATAAAAATTGTTCCCTTTTTGTGTAATTATCAACTATGTATTTGCGTACTTTAGATGGTTGAGAAATATCGTTGTTAAGAATACCACCCGAAAAATGTATTTTTCCGTTATTGTAAATCTTAAACGTGATTCCGCGCGGCTCGGCGTCATTTGAAAATACACGACCAGATATCTGAGCGTATGTGTAGTTCACGTTGTTTTTAAGATTTCCAAACTTTCCAGTTAAAGCATGTTCGGCACCCACCTTCATGCGACCATAGTACAGTTTTATACTCGATATTTCAATGTCGAAATTTGTATCGAGTATACGTCTCCGGCCATGTGGGGATTTGTTATAAATATGTATTAAATCGATGCGCTTCGTGCGCGAATCGAAATCTCCGTTAATTAAAGAGTTAAAAAACCCTAATTGTAAAGGTGTAACAGCTAATTTTGATAAATTTCTAGCTCTCAATTTTGCTTCGACCATGAGGTTAGCACGCTTTAACGCGTTTCTACCCAGTTTGTGATTGGCCTTTAATAAATTTTTTTCATTATTATTGAGATATCCTTTTTCGTTTATTCTATTGTTAATTGATCTAGTATTGATATTGTTGTTATTATTTTCAAACTCATTGAAAAGGCCCATGGTTTGTTCTGATGTATATAAATATTTTTAATGATCCGTACCCAGGTGTATACCAGACTTCTCCTTCGTGATGTCGACACCAAAGATAAACTCTTGTGGATCGAGGTGTTTCATACCGTCACCATCGTCATACTTGAGTTCATCTCGCTTGACCACGATTTCGCGCTGTCCGAAGGGTCCCGCGTAGAAGTCATACGTAAATCGAGGCTTGCCGAGGTTGTTAAGATTACAATACTCGTTGAACTTCGAAACGAACACAGACTTGGGACAATACGCGTTTTCGTCGAAAAACACCTTCGGCGATTGTAAGAAGTTCTCGAGTGTACTCGCAACGACCGCAACTTGCTTTTGTACGTTCTTGAAGTATTCTGGTACCACATTCCATATGTCAACAGCCTTGTGCTTCTGTCCATAATCAAGATAGGCTCTGACGCACTTTTGTAAGATAATCGGAAGCTCACTTTCAAGTTTATCGTCGAGTGTCGTATCCGCATTCTTCACTTGTTTACCAAAGTTAACAGTTAGAATACGGCGCAAAATACTACCAGAGTTATCCTTCCATTGCGGCACTTCATTTCCACCAAGAACACCGGGTGTGGTCCACACCATGGACTTGGCCTTTTCGTGCTTAATAGCGATGGAGACATCTTCACCGCTCACAATAGACTGGAACTCCGCCTGTTCGAGTGCCAAATCATTCTTGACCTCTGGTGCGATGAACATGAACGCGTTGTAGATGGCCGATAGACCGAATTTCCGCTCAACGTTATTCGAAAGGGTACCCACATCGTCTGGGCAATAAAACTTACGGAATACCTTTGTGATAAGCGTGGATTTACCAGATCTCGCCACACCCTTTAGGAAAGGTATGATCTGCCACTTGTCAACCTCATTTACATCATAGCATAGCCTACCACCCATCACGTATATCCACTTACAGACTTCCTCGTCGAAGTTCTGATAGTCGAGAATTGATTGAAAGTGGGGTGTAGGTATTTCATACCAGTTTTCGACGTGATCGTAATTCACAAACTCCTGGTCGAAGTATTTGCAACTCACGATAGTCTGATCGAGATTCTTAAACTCTGGAGATTCATAATCATAAAACGCACACTTCACAGGTTTAGTTTGCGCCTTTGACTTATCCCGCTCTAGATCAATGCAGCCTATGAAAATACCATTATTAAATGACCATACGTGTCGGTCCTTGTTTACATCTTCAAACTGCATATCAAAAACATTCGTCAAGTGATTAATAACATGACGTTGTGCGATACCAGACGAGGTAAGATTCTTCCACAGATCAAACCACGTCTCCTTCCTCCCCACACTATACACGAAATCGGCGACACTCTTCGTCGTTTTCCACGCGCGTGTAGAACACCCAGTAGATGTTTTAATCTCTTCGCAACAGTTACCCTTGTACCTTTTAATATTATGTTCGTACAAGTGTTTCAGGCATTGTAATATAGCCTGTTGATAGGCGGAAAGTTCTTCCACCTTTTGAATAGTCGAAACTCTGTATATAGACGGATCAGATTCGGGGTTAATAGGAACGTATGTAGGATTATTTACACGGTCGTAGATGCGAGCCCCCCTGAATACAATTTGCCAGGAATCATCAACCTGATCTATCAGGCGATTGATACGTACAGATAACTGTAAATCCTCTTCATTTTCCTCGGATAACATGTTTAAACTATCGGCGCGATGATAGAGTTCGCATAGGCGATCCCTCATTCGCATGTATTTTGCGGATATACGTTCTATGTCAGTAGATTTAGGTATACCGTCTTCGTTTAATTCATCCTGATTGAAGAAGTTGTCGTATCCCAGCCTGAAGGATAAGTATTCGTTGTCGCGTTCATTTATTTTCCACATGCTTTCAAGTTGTCTTAGGAAGTTAATAACTTCCTCACGTTCATATGTTTGTATCTGATTCGTCCACATGGCATCATTTGCTTCATCTCTATTCGCCGACTCACTCAGAAAGTGAGTGGCCTCTGGCATTTTATATTATAGGGTTTCATTTTTCTAAGCCCGATTATTTTTGGAGGCTCGATAAAAGTTTTACCAAAATTTTGTTTTGAATTTCAAGTTGTTTACCTATGCTGACCAGGGCCGTACAGACGGTATCACCATCCTCGGTCATGAGGGTCGACGCCAGTAGCGACTCGGTGGAGATAAAGTCATCCTGCTCGAACTCGTCGAGGTTAATTTCCTCAGGATCATCGATCGAACTTTCATCATCACCAGACATGGAGGGCTCCTCCTCATGAATCTCCCCAGATTCAGAATCGGATTCGGTTTCGATCTCGTGCTCAAGCCTGTCAGACTGTGTAGACATTTATGGTAGGCTCAGGAAAAATCGATACGATTTTTTCGCACTTTATCATCCCAAATTATTTTCTTGCTATATAGTACAACAACACACAAAAATGGCGGGCGGTTTAATGCAATTAGTCGCCTACGGCGCACAGGATGTCTATCTCACTGGTAACCCCAAGGTTACATTTTTCCAGGCTGTCTACAGACGCCATACGAATTTCGCGATGGAGAACATCGAGCAGACCGTTAACGGTACGCCCGCTGACTCCGGCCGTGTCTCCGTTACCATCGCGCGTAACGGTGACCTTGTAGGTGACATGTATGTCGAGCTTAAGGCTGCGAACATCGGTGTCACTTCCGCTAACGGTGGCGCTATCTCTAACGAGTGGGTCGCCGAGCGTGCAATCAAGGACGTCGAGTTATCGGTGGGGGGACAAAGAATAGACAAACACTACCAGAAGTGGTGGCGTCTCTACTCTGAGCTTTACCTCGATTCCGCTAAGAAGACCACTTGGGGTAAGATGACCACTGGCAAAAACTCTCAGGTTTTCCTTCCTCTTATTTTCTTCTTTAACCGCAATCCCGGTCTCGCTCTCCCACTAATTGCCCTACAGTACCACGAGGTCCGTCTTGATTTCGATTTATCTTCCGAATTCACTCAATACACTGACGGTACCACTTTCAAGGTATGGGCTAACTACATTTACCTCGACACTGAGGAGCGTAGGCGTTTTGCCCAGAAGGGTCACGAGTACCTCATTGAGCAGGTTCAGCACACTGGTTCTGATACCCTCTCCACCTCTACCCAGAAGCAGGTCCGCCTCTCGTACAACCACCCCGTCAAGGAGCTCGTGTGGTGTGTCAGTGAGGCCAACGCTTCTAACTGCGCTATGTGGAACTTCACCACTGACGTAGATGCCATCGTCACCACCGCCGGCGGCGCCGCTTGCCAGGCCGGTTCCGATACTCTTCTCGACCTCAACGCTGGTAACTGCCCCAAGCTTCTTGCGGGTCACGGTGCCACTGCGACCTCGGAGAGCTTCGACGAGGAGACCGCTGGTCCCCTCTCCACCGCCAAGCTCGTTCTCAACGGCCAGGACCGTTTCAAGGAGCAGACTGGCAAGTACTTCAACCAGGTCCAGGCTTTCCAGCACCACACTGGCTCCCCTATGCCCGGTATCTACTCTTACTCGTTTGCCCTTAAGCCCGAGGAGCATCAACCGACCGGTACTTGCAACTTTTCTCGAATTGATAACGCTCAGGTTTCCTTCGGTGCGACTACAGACCTTACAACTCTCAACATGTTCGCGGTTAACTACAACGTCCTCCGCATCCAATCCGGTATGGGTGGTCTCGCCTTCTCCAACTAAGCATACAAATCAAATTTGTATTTG